GCGGCCCAGGCGGCGCGCCGCCTGCAGGCCGCCCAGCGGCGGATTGCCTTCGTCCAGGTAGATCTCGGAATAGCACTCGTCGGAGGCGATCACGAAGCCATGGCGGTCGGACAGGGCGAACAGGTCTTCCCATTCGTCCAGCGTCATGACGTTGCCGGCCGGGTTGCCGGGCGAGCAGACGAACACCATGCGGGTCTTTTTCCAGACCTCGTCCGGCACCTGGTTCCAGTCGCAGGCGAAATTGCGCAGCGCGTCGGCGTTGACGTAGTAGGGCGTGGCGCCGGCCAGCAGCGTGGCGCCCTCGTAGATCTGGTAGAACGGGTTGGGGCAGATCACCACCGACCCGGCCGCCGGATCGATCACCGTCTGGGTGAAGGCGAACAGCGCCTCGCGCGAGCCCAGCGCCGGCAGCACCTGGGTCTCGGCGTCCGGCGCCGGGATGCTGTAGCGCGACGCCAGCCAGTTGGCGATGGCCTGGCGCAGGGCGGGATCGCCCTTGGTCGACGGGTACACCGACAGCCCCCCCATGTGGTCGCGGATGGCCTGCGCGACGCGCTCCGGCGCGGCGTGTTTGGGCTCGCCGATCGACAGGTTGATGGGCGTCAGGCCGTCCGGCTGCGCGCTGGCCGAGGCCAGCAGGGCGCGCAGTTTTTCGAACGGGTAGGGGTGCAGGGCATCGAGGCGCGGATTCATGACGCAAGATTTTAACAAGCAAGCTACAATAGCGGGCTTGACCTTTGCGAAGGTGGCGAAATTGGTAGACGCACCAGGTTTAGGTCCTGACGCCGTAACAGGTGTAGGGGTTCGAGTCCCCTCCTTCGCACCACGTATTACCTGACACTGTTTTGGCGTTACGCCAACAATGTCATACAACCCCCGAGGATTCGAGTGCCTCGGGGGTTTTCTTTTGCCAACAGCTTTGACATCCGCCCATTAAATCGCCTACTTTGCTACGCCAAATCCACGCCAGGATTTACGCCAAAGGGGATGAAATTGGGTACTTTCCGCAAACGCGGGGACACGTGGCGCGCCGAGGTAAGCAAGGGTGGCACCAGGGAGAGCAAGACGTTTGCCACCAAACGGGAGGCCCAGGAATGGGCGGCCAGCAGGGAGACGGAACTGGCCACTACTGCCGTGGGCGGCATCGTGGTCAAGACACTGGCCCAGGTCTTGGAGCGGTTCCGCGATGAGGTCTCGCCCAAGAACAAGGGCCACCGCTGGGAACGCGTGCGGATCGACCGCTTCCTGAAGGACGAGCCGGAACTGTGCGCCAAACCTATCCACGCCGTCACCACGGTGGATCTGGCGGCCTGGCGCGACAAACGGCTGGCCCAGGTGCAGCCCACATCCTGCCGGCGCGATATCGCCCTCCTGCGCGCGGCCTGGGGCTACGCCAGGAAGGAATGCACAACGTCAAGGACGACGCTTGGCTGGCGCTGACCATGCCGTCCAAGGGGCGCCACCGCGAACGCATTTATACCCAGGAAGAAATAGACCGGATCGTGCTGGCGCTGGGGTGGGAAGAGGGCAAGCCCGTCGAAGACAAGCGCCACCAGACCGCAGTGGCATTCCTCCTTTCCCTGGAGACGGCGATGCGGTCCGGCGAGCTGCTGTCCCTTGAGCGGGCCCAGGTTGATCTCAGGAAGCAGGTAGCCCAGTTGGATCAGACCAAGAATGGTGACCGCCGCGCGGTGCCGTTATCGAAACGCGCGGTTGCCTTGTTCAAGGCCCTACAGGCCGTGGACAAGGAACGCATGTTCACCCTGAACAGCGCTTTGCGTGACGTGTACTTCCGGCATGCCAAGGCCTTGGCAGAGGTGGAGGGCGCCACGTTCCATGATGCCCGGGCCACCGCGCTGACGCGCCTGGCGAAGAAGCTCAGCATCTTGGAGCTGGCGCGAATGGTGGGCCACCGTGATCCGCGCAGCCTGATGATTTACTACAGGGAAAGCGCATCAGACATTGCGCGGAAACTAGATTGAACTCTCGGAGGAGCTATGGATTGGAGTTCTGCGTTTGGAGCGCTACTTGGTAGTGGCGTAGCGTACTTGGCAGTTTGGTGGCATAGCCATGCAAAAGAAAGTGGGAAGCAGGCCGCGCTGGTAGCCAATGCGGAGCAGTTGGCTAAATTGTCGGAGGTCGGAAAGAACCTGGCCACAAAGGCAGATATCACTGAGATCACTACGAAAATTGAGGCCGTGAAGCTCGAGTACGCACGACAGTTGGAGCAGACAAAGAGCACTCTAACTGCGCAACTTACTCAACACGGATTTCGGTACAGGCGTGAGTTTGAGATGCTGGAGGAGCTGTGCAAAGATCTAGTGCACGTCCGGGCTGAAGCGGGATATCTTCGCACGGTCTATACACGTACCAAAGGTTCCGAGACTAGGGTCGATCTTGGCGTTATTGACAAGCTGCTTCAGAGCATCGTGGATCTGGCGGACAAAATTGATCGCTACGAGCCGTTCATAGCGCCGGAGGTCTTTACCGCGATAAATAACGTGTGTCACGTTGCGAAAGACGAGTGTTTTGCGTGTTTGGACGACCCAAATAAGTCCACCTTTGAAGAATGGCTGGCGCAGGGTAGGGCCAACGATACGCTTTTGGAGAGTCTCATGGAAATTGCGCTAAAGTCTATTCGGCGAAGAACTGTGCAGTGGGATGAGTTGGCTCAAGGCCCCACTTAATCCATGTTGCGCCTATCGACGTCCATCCGGCGCCTGCCGCTTCGATTCGATCCAGTCGTCCACCTCGTCAGCTTTCCAGCGGCGCACCCCGCCGAATTGGAAGGCCCGAGGGAAGTCTTTGCGCTTGGTGAGTCGGTCGCGGACGTGGTCCGGATTGAGGCACAGGCGCTCGGCAATCTCCACGTGCGAGATGAAGCGGTCTGCGTTCTTCGCCGCGGCCGGTGCTTGGTGTTGGGCTGCGTGTGCCATCAAATCTCCTTCTTGTCGGTGTCGGCCAGGACGCGGTAGCGCAAGACCGCCCAGTTTCTGGTGGTGTGCCGCCAATCGAACAGGCCGGCCGCGCCGGTATTGCTGCCTGCGGCATATCGGACTTCCACTTTCTGCTTGGGTGGGACTGGGCACGGGCCGCCGGGCCAGGGCCATTCAACGAAGTCCGCCATGGGCATCTCCTTCCTCGGTGGGCTGGGCACCTGGGCGCGCGTTCCACTTGGCCAGGGCCGCCTCACGCGAAGCGTGGTCAGCGTCAGGGCCTTGAACGCCGCAGGAATAGCAGTGCATGGCATACCACTGGTCGTAGAAGATGGACAGCGACCCGCAGAACGGGCAGGGCTGGCGTTGCTCACGCATCGCGTTCCCCTTGTTCGGGCTGGGTGGCAGAAAGGGCGGCACGGATAATCTCGACGGCCTTCTGCTGTCGGTGGTCATCGCTGAGATACGGCAGCCCGTATTCGTATATATCAATGTCGCGGCCGAATTCGTCCAACGCCTGATAGACGGCGAAGCACTGCGCCTCCGTCACTTCGGCGTGCTGCTGGCGGTCGGCCGGATGCACAGCGCACGGATGGCGCAGGGAGCCGTCACCGCTGGGGCAGGTGCAGGGGGCGGCGGTGCGCTGGTGCTCGATGGCCTTGTTCGGGTCCATCGTTCGCCAGTCGGGCCAGGTACGCGCCTCGTTCTTCGCCTGCTTTGCGACGATGGCCGCGATGATTTCCTGCGGCGTGGCGCCACTGCGCCATGCGCCGTCAAGGCCCAGGATGATTACGTCGACCCATTCCTTCAGGTCGCCGCCGCTCGTCTCGACCTCGATCAGTTCCTTTCGGATGTGATCGCAGACGCCGGCCACGCGGGCGCCGGGGCCGAAGGTGAGGGCCGAGAACTCGGCTTGCCGTACCAGATGGGCGGCGAAGTCGAACGCCTCGGCGCTGGCCTGGGGCGCGGCAACGGGAGGCACCCACGCGCCGGACAGCTTGCGCGCTTCTTCGATGCGGTCGTTGTGGATCGGCCCCTCGTACCAGCCGTCGGAACGTGGTCGATACCAGAACAGCGCCTCCCCGGCTACAGGGGCGCTTGCCAGGGCGGCGCGCGCGCGGTTTGCCAGTCGAATAACTCCGGCATTGAAAGACGAAGGCGTGTGGTCCGACGCTTCGGAAGCGTGCTGCGCAAGGTCGCGCAGAATAGCCGCCCGCTCATCGGCTACAGGGGCGCGCAGCGTGGACAGCAGGGCGCGCCAGCCGTTGGTGAAGTGGCTCAGATCGGTGACGCTGGCAGGGTCGTCGGCGTCCATGGCGTAGCTCAGTTCGAAGGCTTCGCGGATTTCTTTGTTGGCCGCCTGGGCGGCGTTGTTCTGGTTGGTCATGCTGGAATCCTTTGCATCTTGGCGTCTTGCTGGGACCAAGCGGCCATTTCGGGAAGGTTGGCGCGGACCAGCGCGGCCGCGAGGGGGGGGCAGACGCTGTTGCCGCACATGCGGACCTGGGCGTGCTTGGGCAGGCGTCGGCCGTTGATGGTGGGGGCGATCACGTAGTCGGCGGGGAAGCCCTGGGCCGCATAGAGTTCGTGCGGCTCCAGCATGCGCATCCCAATATCGGCGATCTGGTATTCCTGGCCGGCGACAGTGACCAAGCCCATGCGATCCTTGGTCGGGATGGTGTGCATGGGGTCCTGGATGTTCTGGTCCTGGCCGCCTTGGCCGTAGTACTTGACCAGAAAGGCCCGGACTTCGCCGATGTGCGTACCGCTCGCCGTGACCGTGGCGACGGGTTCACCCGCGCTGCTGCCGGTGCATTCCCCGCGCAGCTTGACCAGGTTGGAAGTCACCACGCAGGTATCGGCCTTGGCCGTGAGCGTCTGCGCCGGTTCTTCGACCCCACGGGGCCGACTCTGCCCGGCTCGCCCGCCGCAGCCGACCAGCTGCGCAGTGACAAGGCCCTGTTGGTTGCCAGTCGTGAGGGTCGGCACTGGCGTGTCCGCAGCTGCGCCAGGGTGGCCCGTCGTGTTGGTCAATAGGTGCGCCGTCACCAGTGCATGGTGGTCCGCAGTCGTCACGGTGTGGCTGGGGCCATCCAGGGGCGCGCCGGCGCCGTCGTAGTGGCCGCCGTAGTGCTTCGCCATGAACGCACCGACCAGGGCGTGTTTAGTGCCCTGGGCCGTCACGGTGCCGAGGGGGCGGCCCAGGTCGAGCGATCGCGGAGCCTGCCCCGGCGCTTCGCCGTACCCCATCTGGACCAGGGTAGGGGCGACCACCGCGAAATGGCCGCCCTTCACTTCGGCGCACTGCGTGCGCAGCGGCTCGTCGGCCGCAAAATTTCGTTGCGTCGACCCGTTGGCATGCTCCGTCAGGTAGGGCACCACCACATGGCTGTGGTTCTCGGTGGTGAGGGTGTTGAAAGGGGAATCCATACCCTTCGGCTTCGCCGAGTACTCGGGGCCGCCAGCGCCTACCAGGTATGGAACCACCACGCCCATAGCGTTGCCCGTGCCGGGCCTGGCCTGTTGCCCGCCTGCGGTGACGGTGTGCAGCGGCTCATTGAGCGCGGATCCAACTGCGCCGGCTCGGAACTTGGTGACATGGGGGACGGCAATGCCCGACCCAAGCTTCGCGGTCAGCGTTTGCATGGGTTCGCCGAGGTCCTGCCCACGGAAATCCTGTCCGCCGTGGTTCACCTTGACGATGAACGGATCGGCCGAGTCCAGCACGTAGCGACGAATTCCGCGCGCAATCCGGCGCAACGTGGCTTCGGCAAGCGGCTTAGGGCGTTCGAAGATGGACGGGCAGGGAATCGACCAGTCGATGCATTCGGCGGCGGTGCGCCAGGGCTTCAGCCGTCCCGCCTGCACATCCGGGGAATCCGGCGCGCCATGCGTGGGCGCAGGCCAGATGATGGGCCTGCCGTCGCAGCGGGCGATCAGGAACAGTCGCTTGCGGATCGTTGGGGCGCCATAGTCGCAAGCGCGCAGCTCGCGCGTTTCGACGGCGTACCCCTTCTCCTGCAGCTGGTGCACAAAGGACCGGAACGTGGCGCCCTTGCGCTTGGGGCAGGGCTGGCCGTTGTCCAGCAGCGGTCCCCACGTTTTGAACTCTTCCACGTTCTCCAGCATGATGACGCGGGGGCGCGCCCAGTGCGCCCAGCGCAGGACAACCCATGCCAGCCCTCGAATCCGCTTTTCACGGGGCTTGCCGCCCTTGGCCTTGCTGAAGTGCTTGCAGTCAGGGGAGAACCACGCCAGCCCTACGGGACGGCTTTCGACGGCCCTGACGGGATGGACGTCCCAGACCGATTCGCAGTAGTGCTTCGTCTGCGGGTGGTTGATCTGGTGGAGGGCGACCGCTTCGGGGTCGTGGTTGATCGCGATATCGACGCAGCGGCCCAGGGCCATTTCGATGCCAGTGGAGGCGCCGCCGCCGCCGGCGAAGTTGTCGACAATAATCTCTTGATTGATATCCAGAACGAACTGGTCACGGATCATGCTTAAGCCCCGGTGATGTGTTGATGTACGATTCCGCGCAGAGCGGGAGACACAGACATGAAATACGGGAAGGAATGGACGGCGGGCCTCATCGCCGGCCTAGTAGCGGGTTGCATCGCCGGTTGGATTTGGACCACTATTGGTGGGTGGATGGTTGGTGCGAAGGAGAAGAATTGGTGGGATATCGCCACGGCGATAGGAACAGTCGGTGCCGTCGTCGCGGCGTTGGGCCATGGAGCATTTGTGCATTTCCGGGACGCACGGGTGAAGCGACGCGAGGGTGAATTGATGGCTGCCATGCTTTCGGTCAGCCTGCCCCCGGTGATTCGCCAGCTAAAGACCGCCGTCGCGCACTTTCAAAAGGCGAAAGATGGACCCCACTCCGGGCCGTGGAGTCAGCAGGGCTCTGTAGAAAGTGGGATAAGAGCCCTCGAGAACTTGCGCTTGGAAGTGCCTATTGGAGAACTTGCCGTGTTGGCGTGGTCCAGCGAGCGTGCGGCGGAGGAGATCGCAAAGGCGATTGGGAGCATTCGCCAAATTAATGCACGTCTCACCACGGCAGCCGAAGTTGTTGAGGGCGCAGATTACGTGCCACCAGAGAGGTATTACCACATAGCGAGTCACTGCTATTCAGCCGCTAAGTTCCTCGACAGGGCGCGCCGACGCTGTAGCGTTGAGTCAAAGTTGAAGTACCGCATCCCTGACCACTGGCGCATCCCGAAAACAGATGTGTGTGGAGAACCAATAGCGGATTCTCCTGAATAGGCCATGCTTCCAATATTTCGCGGATTATTCTTTTAATATTTGGCTTTAGCTTGTGACCGACGAGCAGCCCGATAGGTAATTCTGTCAACTCTGTATAGGCTCAATTCCGAGCACCCAGCGGAGGGCGACCGCATAGTCGCCCTGGGAGGTTTCCAGGGCGGCCTGGATCTGCTTGCGGGACTTCACGCGGGGGCGCTCGCCCATGACGGCGGCCTGCTTGCGGCTGCGCTGGTGAGGCGTCGCGTCCTTGCCGGCTGCCACCAGGTCGGTCACCTTGGCGCGCTGCTCGTCGGGCGCGAGCTTTGCCAGTGCCTTGGCATGGGTTAGGGTGATCTGGCCGCTGTCGGCTGCGTCCTGGACGGCCTTGGTGCAATCCAGCAGCGCCAGCGTGCTGCGCACGGTGACCTCGCTGCACGCAAAGATGGTGGCCAGTCGGGAGTCGCTGTATCCCCGGCCCACGAAGGCGGCCATCTTGCGGGCCTTGGTCAGCGGCGGATCGTTGCGGCGGGCCTCGTTCATGGCGATCATCAGATCGCTCATGGTTTCCAGCGTGCCGCGCTGGGCCACCCCGGGCACCAAGATGGGCGGCTCGCCGCGTGCGGTCAGCCGGTGGTTTGCCTCGATCGCGTGGCGCACTCGCTGGCGACCATCAACCACCAGAACCTTGCCGGTTTCCGGATCCTTCCAGACCAAGATCGGTTCTCGGACTCCGAGGGCCATGATGTTCAGGGTGATCGCCTCGTCCAGAGGCAGATGGATGCGCTCGTCGTAAAGAGAGTGGGCCGGGTCGGTGATGATCGTGAGGGCGTCCGTCTCGAAGCTCAGGACGTTGGTCTTGCCGCTGGCGCCATAGGCCTGAACGCTATTCTTTGCCATGTCGTTTCCATTGAAAAAATGGGGATGGGCCGGCCTGCCTGGCGGGGCGGCTGACACCTTGGGAGGGGTGGGATACGATGCGCTCCACCAAGTGGGGAGACTTGCATGCGTAAAAAGCGAAGATTCGAAGTGAGCCGAGACTTCGATTACCGGCCTGCGCCGGTCCTGCTGCACGGGGCTAAATCGTTGCTTTCTAGAGCCCGAGAGGAACCCATTGGGGCGCTGTGGAAGCGGATGGGCGCGTTGCTGCTGGCCGCGTTCACAGTTGAGGGATTTATCAACACAGCCGGCCCCTTTCTGTTCGAAGACCGCTGGAATTGCGGCGAAGTTAAGAGGCGGCTCGAACGGAAAAGTTGGAGTTGCAAGCTCAAACTCATTGCAAAGGGAAGTGGGGCCTCGATAGATTTTGGCGAGCGCCCATGGTCTTCGGTCAAAAGGGTCTTCGAGGCGCGAGACCATCTGGCTCATCCTAAGCCTCGCAACGACCACCTACCGCCGACCGTGGTGGAGTGTCAGGAGGATGAGGTCGATGCGCTCGTTGACGAATTGACTATGACGACGTTTGACCGACTATTGCGAGCGGAAGACCTTGAGTTTGTTGTTGCAGACATCGAGGCCGCACTAAAGCAACTTAGCTATTCTGTTTACGGCAGCGAATGGAAGGCGCTGTTGAACGGCCCGAAGCTCACAACAATACGAGACCTAGACTCGCTTTAGCGCGGGAGATTTGCCTTCTCTTCAAGTGCCTGGCCTCCATTCATAGGGCAATACGAAGCAACCAACCCAACAACTTCGGGCCAAAGAGGAAGAACGCGGCCAGCACCAGGCTGGCGGGCCAGGCCCAAAGCGGGATGTCTGCGTCCTTGCTCCAGTTGCCTCTACCTGCGTGGTCGCGAGGCGCGATGAGGCCGCCCAGCTTGCGGACAGCGCTGGCGAGACTGCGCTGGAGGCGGATGCGTGCTTGGGGCGCGCTTGCGCTGATGGTGTTCATTTCGGATTCCAGGGATCTGCCGCAGCGTGGCGGCGGGAAAGGTAATTACCGAGAGGGGCCAGCCCCAAACACGCGACAGCACATAGGGCCAAGAGCGGAGACGGTTGAAGGCATGCTGACTGGATGGGAGGGTTGGGCTACGATGCGCCCCATATGAGAAATGGGGAGAGGTGGTGATGAAACTGCGACCGCTCAGGTGGTATGAAGCCATCGCGACAGTACTGTTGGGCACGGCAATCGGTGCGACCTGCGTTGCTTACATCCTCGACTGGCCCGGCTGGCTGGCAGGGGTGTCGGGTCAGACTTGGGCGGCTTGGTTACAGGCGTTCGGTGCCGTCGCCGCGATCTGGGCGGGCTTTGCGCTTGCAGGTAGGCAGTACGCCGTAGGTCTTCGCCTGCAGCGTTTGCAGGAACGGCGGGAAGAAGCCCGACGTGATCAGGCTGAACGGCGGGAAGCCTCCAGAATTTTGCAGGCAATCGAGGACGAAATATCGATACGCCTCGAGCAATTTCAGACGGTCATCGGCGACTACCTAGACGAATGCGTGGGTAAAGGTAAAGGTCTGTACGACTGCTACAACCTCATGCCGTCCGAGCCCTTCCCGGTCTACCGCAGTTTGGTGGGCCGACTTCCTTTGGTAACAAACCAAGATCTCCGGCAACGCATAGTGCGCACCTACGCCCAAATGGAAGGGCTCATCTTGACGGTTCAAACCAACTCGGATTTGGCGAGAGTCTACTTGGACGCCTATGCGGAGGGGGGGGCTGGCACACTGACGGACAATGGCAAGAGAATCCATGTCGCGGAACAGAACCTTCGCGGATATTTCGACACGCTGGTCGAAACTCGGAGGGAAGTTGTCGACCAAGCTACTTCGCTTGTTGAGTCGATTCGTCGATCCGATGAGAGAGGCTTTGAAGAGGGAACCGATCTGCGCCTATGATTGAAGGCCTTACGGCTTCGACCGTAGCGGCTTATTTATTGATCGAGCTTCCGAAGTTAAAAACGTCGATCAGTTCTTCGAGGAACCGTATGAGGGCGGTGAGCATAGGGAAGCTCCCGTGGTCGAGAGGGACTCGGCAAAGTGCAGACGAGTTACAAGATACTATAAATGAGAATCCCCGGGTGTTTGAGCTGCACGTCGTGCGTCCAATCAAGTGAGATCAAAAGATGAAAAGCGTTTTGGTGAGTGTTGCCGCGGGTTTGTTGGTCATCACTCAGTTGTCCTATGCCGCCGAGGTCCGCATTCCGCGAAGCATGCCGGGGGATAAGGGCAAGTACTACTTGCTGGAGAGGTCCACGAAGGGCGGAATCATCACGGCCGTTGTGAGGCGAGACGGCGTTGACAGCGTTGTTTTCACTCGCACTGAGACCAATTGCAAGGCCAGAAAAATGCGTGTGTTGGGCGAAAGTGAAACCTCGATCCGGGATATCAATAACACCCAGTCGAATTGGTTTGATCTCGTCCCCGGCTCAAGCAAAAGTGACCTTTTCAACTATCTATGCAAGAAGTGATCAGTCGGTAAGATCCTCCCCAAGCGGGCTTGAGCTGGGGGTGTCAGGCGTCCGGGTCAAACGCGGGCATATTGCTGCGGCCCAGGGCGTTCCAGCGTTCGGTCAGCGTCTCTTCGTCGACCTTCGCTTGGATCCGGTGGTCGCAATATCCGCAGGTGATCCAGCTGGCCTCGGCGTGTCGGTTGCTGTCGACGTAGGCTTCATCTGGGCACCCGCATTCCGGGCAGGGCTTGAGCTTCATGGTCATTGCCTCACTGCTGGGGTTGAGGGGAAGGGGACGGGCACCAGGGTGCCGAAGTCGTCCATCACGCCGGGTTGACAGTCGGTAGGGGTTACACGGTCTGCGCGAGCCCAGGCCAGCCAGTAGCGACGATCCGGGCGTAGTCGAAAGCCTTGAATGCCGCTGGGGCATTCCTCCATGTACGAGCCGCCCATCCAGTCGTGTGTTTCGATGGTGGTCACGTTGATTCCTTGCGGTTGGTGCCGGCGAGAATCGCATTCAAGCGGCGTTTGAGGACGGGCCTCAGAGCGTTGTCGAGTGCGGCGCGTAATTCGTCGTCGAGTTGAATCACGCCATTGCTGGTGTAGATGTACACGGCAGCGGCGAACTCGTTGGACACCACGTTGGACAGTTCCTCTGCGGTTTCCATATCCGTTTCCAATTCAATATGTGCAACACGTGATGGCCGATCTCTGAGCAAAGGAGCATCCCAGACCGTGGTACGTTGGGACTTTCTAAAGAGACTTGTAGGAGGGCCGATGTCTTTTCAAGGTACAGAAGCATTTGTGAATGCTTACATTGATGCGCTGCAATTCATCCTGGGCGATAAGCCGGCTGAACTTGAGCGAATGAAGACGTGGGTACGAGGTGAGCTCGAAAAGCTCCCCGAAATGAGTGATGGCTTTCAGAAGCATGTCCCTCTCATGCCTCCACCCTCGGTGACGTCAAGTCAGCGGGCAAGGCGTGACGGGCTTGTGCAATTGCTAAAGCGCTTACAGTCGCTGACTTAAGAAGACGCCTTCGGCCAGCGCTGACCCGCAGCGCTGGCCGAAACCCGCTTTTCAGCGGAATCGGATTTCATGCCGGGGTTATCGTCGCCACGCCCGGCTGGGCGTTGCCTGGCTGAAGAGCGAGCCAAGCACACAGGGGCCGGGGGCGCGCTGGCGCCTGGCTTGTCCTGTTTCGCCCTTCCCCGGTGGGGGGGCGGGCGGCCTCGGTTGTTAAAGAGCGGTTCTCGCCTTCCCCTGTCCGACTTTGTGGCGGCTACGTCTCCCGCTTTAGGCGATGCCCTGATTGCTGGCTGCGGGTCCGTGGGGGTGTTGCTGTTCCCCGGGGTGGGGAGATGTCTATCAAGACAAGGAGAGATGGGGAGGGGGGGGCGTTTGACCTTGAGCGCGACTTCCGGCTACAAACCCCCCCAGGGTTCACTTTGGGAACCCAAAAAGGAGGTCACCTTGACCCAATTTTTGGACTCCCTGTTCCAGCGCAGGTGCGTTAACACCTGAACGCCAGCCATAAGGGAACCTAGAACGCTAACGCCGGGAAGCAGCAACCAGAAGCGGCTGGGCCGCGGAAGGACTGCACTAGGGCGCGGTTAACGACGAGCTCAAGTCCTCACGGATACTGGCGGGCAGGTGCATGGTTGGCACCAAGGTAGGCGGCAAGCCCACGAGAGTGGATAACTTGCAGCGCCAAGGTACGTTTGGAGCCCTGCCGCGTTCGCCCCTCGGGTATCCGCTTGGATGCCAAGGCACCCCTCTCCCATCTCAACTTGTCAAAGAACGTGCCCCGGTACTCGGTGATGCGTGAGTGGTGAAGGCTTTGAGCTCATTACACCATACGGTGAATAAAAAATCACACCAAAAGGTGAATCTTTTTTGTAACACCGTGCCGCGGTACGATCCCGCATGGTCTTGTCTGAGAGGGAAATATGGCTTTGTGTGCGAGAGCTTTACGCTCGGCACTGGGTGCCGTGATGTTGTGTCACGCTTTGAGTGTCGTTGCTGCGCGCATTCCTGCTGCGCTTGAGGATGCAATAAAGGCTGACGTGCCGATGCGAAGTGCCAGAGAGATCTTTCTCGAGTACACCGCCAACGAAATTGCGGCGGACCAGAAATACAAGGGTAGTCGGCTTATCGTTGGTGGGACGATTGCCAAGATTGCGCTAGATCTCGGCGGCAATCCGTATGTTCTCTTGGAAGTCCCAGGTTCGACCGAAGCGGCCGTCCGCCTTGGATTCCCAAAAACTGCGATCCAGGGCTTGTCTACGCTGGCAGCAGGCCAATCTGCGATGTTTCTCTGCAGTGGCGAGGGGATGTCTGGGTGGGCCGTGCGAGTTTCGTGCTGGCAGGAGTGGGCGCTATTGCCAGAGTCCGCAGGGCCCAGCGGGTCCAAGTAGGCATGAAAAAGCCCGCTCGGGGCGGGCTGCTGTTGGCGTGCGATCGGCTACTTCGTTGGGGGCTGCTGTGGCGAGACTGGTGCTGGAGCTGGCGCAGTTTGCGGCGCCATGGGCGCGACGGTCTGAGGGTAGATCGGTGCCGGCGGCGCCAATCGTTGGATGCCGACGATGATGGCGACAGCTACACCGATCGCGCTAAGGGCCAGGGTGGCAATCCATTTGTAAATGTCCGTGTGCGACTTTTCAACGTTGGCGCGGATTTCACCGATGTTGAACTTGGCATTCAATTCGGCGATACCAATCTTCAAGTCGGAAAGCCCATCCTTGATGGTGCCTACGTCGCTCTTCAAGGTTGCAACGTCCCCTTCGATCCGGCCGAGGCGGCCGTCGATGTCATCGACGCGTTTTTCAAGGTGGTCAAGGCGGTCCATGCCTCCATTATTGCCGCCAGACGATCCACTTGCAATTCCGCCTCCTCCCGAAATAGGGGGCTGTTTGGACCAATGGGAAGCCATCTGCTTGATGCTGCTCATTCGACCTCCTGCTGGTGTGGGTTGTTTCGAACCCACTCAACCAATCGGCCATAACCAAACTGCCTCATGTGCCCGCATCGTACGCAGTCAGTCATCCAAACAGCAACACCAGGCAGATTGCCACTAACAGAGTAGTCGCTATAGAAGAGCTTCGTCCCTAGATAGAAACAACGCACGGATGAGTCATCGCCAGAAGTGAGTATGCCGGCTTCGTCGTGCCCACATGCCGGACAAAGTGACTTGACGCCCAAGGCGCCTAGATATCGAAGTGCGTCGTCATAAGAGACCATCGCGACATCAGGGCCTGCTGGTTGGCTGGGCTTGCTTTGTTCCGTCATATTGGATCAGTGTAGATGAAGTCTTGACACGAGTAGGAAATGAGGAAATTGAGCCTTTGGGCTCCCATTCTCTAGAAATCTTCGCTGCGCCACACTTTCAGCACTCGGCCGAAGACCTCGAAATCCATGGAGGGCTCGACGACCCAGGCCTGGTATGCGGGGTTCTCAGAAAGGGCCACTAGACCCTTGCCAGGGATCTTCTGCAGGCGCTTGATGAATCCCTCACCATCTACGCGGAAGAAGTAGACCGCGTCATAGTCGGCCGTGACGACGCCGCGGTCGACCAGCAACGGGTCACCAGGGTTAAACATCGGGCGCATCGAGTCGCCGAACCCGGTGACGATGCACAGGTTGTTGGCCGACGTGGCGCCCCGCACGTTCTTGTTCAGCCATTCCAGGTCCACCCGCCAGCTTTTGATCATGCCAGGCTGGTCACGCAGCTCGAGGCCGTTGCCCATCTTACCGCCCGTGTCGAACTGGGGAATGGGCACGTCATTGTCTACGACACCAGGCGCCGGCGCGCTTCCTTCCGCTGCCGCATCTTGATGGTCGAGCCAATACGGTGGCAACGAGGCGTCCCAAGCGACCTCCAACGCCCTCGCAACCTTTTCACCGAAGGACTTTCTGCCAGCCACCATGTCGCTGATCTGGCTGGCTGGCTTTTTTACGCGCTTAGCAACCGACGCGAGGCCATAGCGCTCGACAAGGCGCGCCAGATTCAGGCGTCGAATTTCGGCTAGTTCAGTCATGGGCTGGATTACAGCATGCCGAAACCAAATGGTGAATTCCCCAAAAGGTGTTGATGGCATTCACCGTTTGGTGTGCTTTGACGGCATGGACAAGCTCAAAACCCTCATCAAGCCCATGTCGCCCGAAGAGCGGGAGGACTTTGCCGCCCGCTGTGGGACGACGTGGCACTTCCTTCGTAACGTCATGTACGGGCAACGAACCGCCGGCGAAAAGCTCTGCGTCGCAATTGAGCGGGAGTCGGGCCGCGCCGTCACCCGGCAGGACATGCGTGAGGATTGGCGCGAGATCTGGCCCGAACTTCCCGAGCCCGCGCCGGCCCAGCAGGAGTCTCCCTATGCCTAACTCAACCACCAGCGCGATGTCACTGTGTTTGCATTTCTCGCAGAGCAGCAGCCGCTCTGGCGTTTGCGAATGCAATGCGACCCTTGGCATCGACACGATGCCCGTTGTCACGGCACCACTGCGGGAAGGTCTCCGGGTTGATGTCTGCCTTGATGACCAGGTGACCTTGAGCAGTGAACTTGTCGAAGCCCGCCTGAGCGAGCTTCTGCCAGCTGTCGAACGTATTGGGAAAGACCTCGGGGTCATCCGAGAGGGCTTTGACGCGTTCGTAGTTTTCGCGGGAGTACCAGCTCATGCCTAACGCTACTACAGGGCGCTTTTCCATGGTCAGTTCCTTTCTAACAGGTTTGTCGTGTCAGAGCGCAAATCATAACGAAGCGGAGCCGACCGCCCAGCACGTCCCGGGTGACACCACCACTCCAGCGGCGCCTGACGCTATCTGGATCGGCTCGGGGGATGCCTGATGACCTGCTTCGACTGCCTCGTTCTGGCCTTCGGGCTGGCTGTGCTGGCGTGGGGCCAATGGCCGCCGACGATATGAGGTCAATGCAGCGTAACGCCTTCGCGCTCACCGTCGGCGCAGCTAAACCGGTCACGTTCTGCGCACAGTTCATGGAACACGTCCATCACCGCGGTTTCGCTAGGGTCAACAAAGGCCCGGCGTGCGATGTCTTGGGCCTGCTGCAGCAGCTTTTCGGTTTCAGTAGCAAACACGGTATTTCCTTTGAGTGTTGTCGATGGGTGCATCGTCTCGCCTCTCCACGGTGTAAGTCATCGTGTAACGCGTTGATTTTTTTCTATGGCGATTTCGGCGGCATTCGCGCCGCAATTGGTCGGTTCGGCGATTTCCTCCCTGTTTCGAGTCTTTCCTGCTCGAAAAGGGCCTCGGCTATCACAAGCCCATTCTGTAATTCAAGCTGTAACTCGATGAATTTTCACTATGGCCTCTAACAGTTCGGAAACCTCACCTGCGGTGGTTGCGGCCGATACGCGGAGCCTGCACGACGCTGCTTTTGGGCGCTTCGTGCCCGAGGCGCTGGTCCGAGCATGCCGCAGCTATCGCGATGCCGTTCTGCTCGCTTGGGACCATCGCCTCCGCAAGAGCCTCACGCAGCGAGCGCTGGCCGAGGAATGCGGCCTTTACGCGCCGCACGTCAGCAGCTACCTACACCCGGACCCGCTCGACGCGAAGAAGCGCCCGCGGCTGGACCTGCCTGCCGACTGTATCGACGCTTTCGAGGAGGCTGTGGGCAACCACGCTATCCGCCAGTACCTGAACCACTTGGGTCGGCTGACGATCATGGAAGAAGTCATAGCCCAGAGAGCCGCATGACGTATGACCAAGCACTTGCCATCACGAAGCGTGCATTCGACGAAGCCCTGCGCAAGCACGGCTGGGATCGTGCCAAGGCCTACGAGGAAGTGCGACTTCGTGAACGGCAAGACTCGGAGCTGGAGCGAGCATTGAACGCAGTTGGCCGCATTACTGAGTTTTCCACGAGGCACTGACCATGAAGTATTCGGAGCAACTTGATCGGTCTCCCGCGTCGTTGAGGCGGGGGGCGTCTGGAGTGCCTGTGCGGTTGCGTGTCCCGTCCACGGATTGCAAGGGGGCGGCGTTGTCTCGCGTGGCGGCCATGATGTGTGGCAACGCGAAGTTCCAGTGGTGGGTTGTATCCCGCATCGGCGCCGCCCCGAAGGGCGTGAGCGACAACCAGCATGCCGCCCAGTTCGTGCGCAACGCGTGCGGTGTCGAAAGCCGCGCCCAGCTGGACCACAGCGCCAGGGCCGCGACGCTGTTCCATGAAGCCGTGCGCAAGCCGTTCCTGAAGTGGAGCGGCCTGTATGCGTAACACGTTGCACATGTTCAAGGGCTACCGCGTGCCGCCGGCCACGGTCGAGGCGGTGCGGCAGGCCATCATCGACACGCGGCGCCAAGTCGATGTGGTCGCATTGCGTGCCTTGGTGGCCCCGGCAATGGTGCCGGTAAGCCCGTGGCTGCGCGTCTCGCGCGAAGAGGCAGCTATGGCCGCGGTGGAGTCGTTCTTGTTCGACGCTGCGCGGGATGGCTTGGTGAAGCGTCATGCGAACGCCTGGAGATTTCCGCACTGGTCGCGCGTCAGGAAGCAGGAGGGCGCCGAATGTCGTTGAGCCGCAAGACGCCATTGCGCCAGAAGACGCCGATGAAACGCGGCAAGCCTATGGGCCAGCGCTCGGCCTTGAAGTCGAGCGGCAAGCGCCTGCCGGCCCGCCGCAGGATACCGCGGGCGACCAAAACCATGTACCGCAACCGCGCCTTGTTGAATCTGGCCAAGGGCAAGCCCTGCTTGCTCCAGATTCCCGAGGTGTGCATCGGCGGCACCCAAACCACGGTCGCCTGCCATTCGAACCAGGCCAGGCACGGCAAGGCCGGGTGGCTGAAGGCGCATGACTGGGCCACCGCCTGGGGCTGCGTCGCGTGCCATGCCTATATCGACCAGAACACCACTGGCGCGTCCTACGACGAGAAGGTGGCGTTGTGGGAAGCCGGATTTCAGAGAACCCGCCTGGCGCTGATCGTGCTGGGCCTGTGGCCCATCGAGGCCGAGATTGGGTATCAATTTTCGTATGGAGAACCGTCATGAGCGTTCAGGGCATGACATGGGCGCTTGCTCAAAGGATCGTGAAGGACCCGACAGCGCGTCATGTGCTGCTGTGCTTGGCGAACTACGTCGGGCCGAACGGGGAGGGTGCATTCCCCTCTGTGGCGACGCTTGCTGACGACACCGGCCTGTCCAGCCGCACGGTGCAGAACAAGTTGCGCGAACTGGAGACGATGAAGGTCATCGAGCGAGGCAATCAGGATCTGGTGGCAGCCTACATTCGGCGCGCGGACCAACGGCCGGTTTGCTATGACATGGATCTGTCACGGGGCGCACCAGCTGCACCCCGCGTGGAACATTCTGAGAATCAGGAGCGGGGTGAACCTGCTGCACCCCGTACCGAACGGGGTGAATCTGACGACACGACGGGGTGCAGCTCACGACGCGACGGGGTGAATCTGACGACGTCACGGGGTGAACCAGCTGCACCCGATCCGTCATTGAACCATCAAGGAACCGTCAATAAACCCAAAGGCGCGCGCAAGCGCTCGCCGCCAGGGTTCGACCCGATGACGGTGGAATTGCCTGACTGGCTGGAAACGGAACTGTGGGGGCGATGGGTGCGTCACCGCGTGCAGATCCGCAAGCCGCTGACCGAAGAGGCCGCCAAGCAGCAGGTCAAGGACCTGGCTGGCTTTCGCCAGCAGGGTCACACGCCGGAGACGGTCATTGCCCACGCCATCGGCAAAAGCTGGCAGGTGCTGTTCGAACCGAAGTCAACAGGCATGGGAGGAGGCCAGGGCAAGCGGTTCAATCCCACGGCGCACGTAAACCGCAATCGCACCTCAGGAGCAAACGGCCATGACGATGACCGCACAATCGACGCCTAAGCTATCCATGTGGGCCGTGCCCATGGCCAAGCTGGAAGGCATTTCGCTGATCGATCACCTATGGAACCGGCTTTCGGGTCAGTACGGGGATCGTTGGCTTAGGGGCTTCCCGGACATGCAAAGCATTGAGAACTGGAAGCAGGCTTGGGCAGAGGGATTTGACGAAGAGCGGTTGACCCCGCACGACGTGGCCGAAGGGTTGCGCATGTGCCGGCGCATGTCTCCCGACTGGACGCCAACGCTGGGCGTGTTCATCAGGGCGTGCCGCCCGGACCTGGAACCCGAAGTGGCATTTCACAAGGCCGCGGCCGGGATGGTGGCCCGGCACAACGGTGAACAGGGCAATTGGCCGCATCCGGCGATCTTTTGGGCCGCGGTGGAAGTGGGGGCGCACGACATGCAGCATTGCTCCTATGCCACGATGAAAGCCCGCTGGGACCGCACTTTCAATGAGGTTCTGGCCCGCGGCGAGTGGAAGCCGGTCCCGGCCATCGTCAAGGCATTGCCCGCCCCGCCCGTGACGGCGGCCGGTCGCGCCCAGGCAGAAGAGCAGATGCGCAAGATCGGCGCGACGGGGATCATGGACCAGGCTGGCCGGGATCCGTTGCGCGGTTGGAAGCGCATCATCGCCGAGACGCAGGACCCGAAAGGCCGGCGCTACTCGCCGGGCGTCGTGGCGATGGCGCACAACGCGCTGCGCTTGGGCGTGGACGCGGGGGCGCAGGCATGAGCCGCTGGCCGCGCTACCAATTGACCCCTGGCAAGGCTGGCGCCAAGGCCAAGCCCGCAATCAGCGAGGACCTCATCCAGACCCAGGTCATCACATGGGCCAAGCGCCAAGTCAAGGTGTACCCGGAGTTGGCCCGCTTATTCCATGTTCCCAACGGCGGCCACCGCCATGCAACGGTCGCTGCGAAGTTGCAAGGGCAGGGCGTCAAACCCGGTGTGCCGGATCTGTGCCTGCCGGTTCCGCGATTCGGCTGCCATGGGCTGTGGATCGAAATGAAGAGCCAAGGTGGCAGGGTGAGCGCGCCGCAGAAGGACTGGATTGCGTTTCTCCGAAGCGCCGGTTACCGCGTCGAGGTCTGCTGCAGCTTTGACGAAGCGAGAGCTGTACTGCTGACCTACCTAGATCCGAAAGTCACTTGTTCACCGGGGATCTACTGATGGAAAAGGGATTCCCGCGCTGGGTCGAGGATGAGCTATGGAATTGGTCTCGATGGTGTTGGTCGGGGGCGTGGCCACATCCCAATCCCAATGTGAAATGCGCTTCTATGGAGCGCAATTACATCGCGCCCGCTGAAGACGAAGACAGCGTAGATGACGAGCCTCGGCCTATCCCTGTCAACCAGGATCACGCACGGCGGGTGCAGGTGGCATATGAAGCCTTGGTGCTGGTGGAGCAACGGGTGGTCCAAGCTGAGTATCCCCGTCGACATGAATACGGGGGGCTAACGGCGAGCGAACGCATGATTGCCGCCTGCGGGCGACTAGATATCAGCCCGATTTACTACAAGATCGCCTTGGGCACCATGAAGGAGCGAGTTCGGAGGGAATTCAAGTGAAGTATGCACGAGAGGTAATAGAACTGATGTCGGCATATCCGGAAAGGCAATTTCGGATGCAGGAACTGGTTCGATACGTTGCGCCACGGGCCGAAGGGGGCGATCGGCAGCGCGTCAGAAATGGAATTCTTCGCGTGTTGGCCGGTTTGGTACGCGCTGGCTCTGTTGAGAGAGCGGGGGGGGAAGAGAGAGGGACTTACGGGCTGTACTGGTGGCGGCAGAAAGTGCCACACGCAGTAGTTGGAAAGTGCCACGTAGAGTGCCATAATTTGCGCGGGGGCGTACGTCCTCAATAAATACAGTCTAAAACCCGCCAAGCGATAGTCGGCGGGTTTTTTGTTGCTTCTCTGCGCTTTGCCACCTATGCTTATCGCCGTTTTCCACACAGGGAGTCAAGCGATGGCGAAGGTGCCTTTGGAAGGCAAGATGGGTGTCGATGTGGGTGCCGCAGGGGCTGGAAGCGTGGCCATGCGTGTGGCCTTTGCAAGAAAATACGCTGTTGAGGCAATACGTTTGGCAGACAAAGTGCGCGAGCTTGAGCACAAGTTCGTCGCCAACGAATTGAGCTTCAGTGATGTGCAGCAACGTCACGAGATGTCCAGCATTCAGACGGTCTTTATGGCCGTCGCGAGCATTGAGGCCGGTGTCAAGGAATTTCTTGCGGATGTGCGAACCAAGAATCCGCTATATCGCAATGGCATATCGAAAGAGATGTGCGATAAGCTGGATGCGGGAAAGCCTGTTGAAGAGGTGTATGTCAGGAACCAGGCCAAGGTGATTGCTCGTGCGCAGATAATCTGCAAGCGCCTCACAGGCACTCGCATGAGACCAGCTATCGTCCTGGCGATGGGGCAGCTCGTCTACTTGCGCAACGAACTTACGCATTCAGATACGAGCAATCAGCCATACGTTGATCCTGCTGTTCCGGCGGCCGCTGGTACTTATGAGGCGAAGCTTGGGTCGTTGTTCAAACACAGTGGACTTGCCAGCGCCGACGCGCCTTTCTTCCCCGTGCGGTGCCTGGGCGCAGGCTGTGCCCAGTGGGCAGTTGAGACGGCTCATGCGTTTTCCGAGGAGTTTGATCGCGTAACTGGCTTCTCGCTCGGCTTTATGAAACCGGGGTTTACTGATGGAGCGCCCAACAGGTAGGTTTCCGCCGCCGTCTTCCAGCTAGGAAAAAGCTCCGCCGAGTGACCGGTCGGGGCTTTTCTTTTTGGTGGAACTCAGAGGCCGGATAAGGCCGATTCGAAAAGCGAACTCCGGCCCAGAGCCTGTCCGAACGAACGGCCTACTTTGGTGTGCTTCTTTTGTTTCTGAACCTTTGCCACCGAGGGCCGCGTGTTGGGCATGACGCGCGGGGTAGGGATCACCGTCGCCAGGAGGTGTGCAGCTGATGGCACCTGGCAAGCTCATATGAACGGGGGGCGCTGTGCTTGAAATCAAGATCACGTCCAACCTGAAAGACGTCCTGCGACGCATGGACGCATTCACAGCGCAGCAGCTGCCGTTTGCGATGGCGCAGGCCATCAACGCAACTGCCGCGCGTGTCCAGGCCGCAGAACAGGCCAACATCAAGGCGACCTTCGACAACCCGACGCCGTTCACGCAGAAGTCTGTCGGGGTGAGCAAGGCCCGCAAGTCGTCACCGGTGGCAGTGGTCTACATCAAGAAGATCGCGGCCGCCTACCTGCTGCCCTACGAGACAGGCGGCGTCCACAAGCTGAACAGCCGGGCGTTGCTGAATCCCAAGGGGGTGAAGCTGAATAGCTACGGCAACCTGCCGCGCGCCGCAATGGGGCGCCTGAAAGCAAGGCCGGATGTCTATGTAGGCTCGATACGCACGCGCAACGGCCAGGCCGTAAATGGGGTATGGCAGCGTGTTGCGCCCAAGCGGGCGCGCGGCGTGAAGGCAGGTGGGCGGCGCCAGGCGGTGACGACGGGGCAGCTGGCGAACCAGCAGAATCGCGGTGGCCGTCTGAAGCTGCTGATCCGGTTCGGCGACGCGCTGCCCGTCAAGAAGCAGCTGAACTTCGGTACGACCGCGCGCGAAGTTGTCGAGCGGCATTTCCCTGGCGACTTCGACGCCGCCCTGGCGCAGGCCCTGAAAACTGCAAAGTGAGACAAGACATGGAAGCTATGACCACCATCACCGCTGCCCAGCTGCGCGCTGCCGTGAACGCCTGGGAAGTGGACGTGCGCGCTGACCGTGACGCGTTCGTGCAGGACTGCGAGGCCCGAGCGCTGCCGCTTGACGAGCAGGTGGACGGCGTCGTGGCGACGATCTTCGAATACGCCGCGGGCTTCAAGGCCGACGGGTCCCCTCTGGGGGGGTAAGCATCGCGGGCATTGCGCGCCGCGTTTTGTGCCCAGCGCTGAGGTGCTAAAGGTGTTCGCACCCTGTTCGCACCAGCACAAGAAAGCGGCTGAGAGCGCACATTTGTGCGGCTCTCGGGCATTTCCTGCGGTGCGAACACGGGTTTGCACTGGTGTTCGCATTCTGTTCGCACTGGCCCGCTCGCGCTGTCAGCGGAAATGCAATGGCTGCGCGGGTTTGCAGCGGTTCGCGCTGCTGCAATCGCGTCTGAAATTGGGGTGCGAACAGGAAACTTGGAGGTGTTTGCACCATGGCAAAAACGGAAAAGAGCCTTTCGATTCGAGAGTTCGCCCGCCGAGAGGGATGTTCCGACACGCTGGTGCGGCGGGCTATCACGCAGGGACGGCTGAAGGCGAAGAAGGATGGAACGCTTGACCCGGTCTTGATCGGTTCTCCGTGGCGTCAAGCTAATGCGACGGCCACCAAGTCCGACGCGAAGCCCGCGCGACCGTTGTCATCTCGCCGGCCGGTCGGCTCGCAAGGTTCCCCTGAGTCGACGCCAGGTGACGACGACTCCCTGGAGGCGGAAGCCGCCCGGATGTTGAACGAGGGTGCCGGGGTCGACTACGCCGAGGCGCTGCGACGAAAGGAGAACTGGCTGGCGCTACTGCGGCAGCTGGAATATGAACAGAGATCCGGGGCGCTGGTGGAGCTTGCCGTGGCCCAGGCCGTACTTTTCGAAGCCTCTCGGGGACAGCGCGATGCGTGGCTGAACTGGCCCGCGAAGATTGGTCCGCTGCTGGCCGCCGAACTTGGGCTGGAAGAGGCCGACCGGGTCACCGAGGCTTTGACTGCGCATGTCCACAAACAAATCTCAGACCTTGGCGAACCCGCCGCCGACTTCAGCGCTGGATAAGCGGCCTTACTGCTGCGGGCGGCTCGCCAGGGGTAGACGCCGCCACCGCGAATCAGCGTGCCGGACTGGGCAGACCGCTTCAGAAAGCTGGCGAAGGAAGCCGGCAGCACCTCAGGGAAGTGGTCGACCAGCACGGTGGAGGTTGCGCGCGGCCCCATGCTCGCGCCCACTGAACCCGGTGTGCATGTCATCACGGCGATGGTCAGCACTCAGATGCTGAAGACTGCACTGCTGGAGAACATCTTCGGGTACTTCGCGCATCTGGATCTTTGTCCGATGCTGCTGTTGCAGCCGAAGGAAGACGCCGCGGAGCAGTTCAGCAAAGAGCGCATCAATCCCATGGTGCGGGTGACGCCCGTGCTGCGCGAGCTGGTTGGCTCCAGCAAGACGCGCACCGCGGACGAGACGCTGCTATTCAAGTCGTTCCCTGGTGGTTTCTTGGCGCTGGCGGGCGCCGGCAGCCCAGACAACCTCGCGCCGGCCGGTGCGAGTGATTCTCGCCGACGAGGTGGACAAGTATCCGGTTACCCGGGAGGGTGACCCGATCTCGCTGGCGGAAGAACGCACCGCGAGTTTCGGCGCCAACTGGTTGTCGGTGCGTGCATGCTCGCCGACCGTGCAGGATGAAAGCCGCATCGAGAAGAGCTATCTGGCGTCGGACCAGCGGCGCGCCTCTGTGTGCTGCCCAAGCTGCGGGCATCGCCAGTTCTTGGACTTCTTCCGTCATGTCGACTGGAAGAAGCGCAAGGACGATAAGGGCGTCGTGCAGGAGCATTTCCCTAAGACCGCGCGGATTTTCTGTGAAGCCTGCGGCTTGGGTTGGTCGGAGGGAGATCGACTGCGGGCACTTCAATCCGTGCGGTGGCACCAGACACGGCCATTCAGCTGCTGCGGTAGCCGTCATGTCCCCCTCGAAATGTACGACCGCGCCTGGCGCGATGCTGAAGCCGCAGATCCTGGCAGCGGCGGCATCGCCGGAGTGGAATCGGTGTGGGACTGGTGGGCCAGCGATCGCCACACGGTGTACCGGGCGAAGTGTCCGGACTGCGGAAGTTGGGGCGTTGACAACCAGCATGCCGGCTTCCAGGCCAGCAAGCTGTATTCCCCGTGGACCAAGGATAAGCCGGCGGACATCGCGGCGAAGTGGCTTGCAGCGAAGGACGACGAGGATCTGAAGCAGGCATGGTGGAACACGCAGATGGGTTTGCCCTACCGTGCGCACAGCGGCAAGGGTCTGAATCTGGAAACACTGGCTGCTCGCGGCGAACTTTGGGCCGCGCAGGTGCCCTTCGGCGTTGGGGGGGTGACCGCTGGACTGGACGTCCAGCCTGACCGTGTCGAGTGCGAGACGGTTGGCTGGGGCCGGGATGAGGAAAGCTGGTCTATCGACTATGAGGTATTCGAGGGCGACCCGGAAACGCCTGAACTGTGGGCGCGCGTCGACGCCTACCTGTTGAAGACGTGGTATCGCCACGATGGTCGGCCATACAACGTTTCGGCTGCATGTATCGACTCCGGCGGCCACAACACGCAGCGCGTGTATGAGTTCGCCAAGGCCCGATTGGGGAGACGGATTTACGCCATCAAGGGGGAATCCGCCCGGAATGGGCAGCGCTCGCCGGTTTGGCCCACGAAGGTGCCCAGCCGACGAAACAAGGCCACGTATCGCCCGACCATCATCGGCGTCAACACGGCGAAGGACACGATTCGGAACCGGTTGAACAAGGACGCACCAGGTCCTGGATTCATGCACTTCCCGGCGGACCGTGACTTGAACTACTACGCGTAGCTCACATCTGAGCGGATCGTGGTCAAGGAAGCGAGCGGGCATAAGTACCGCGTGTGGGAACTGCCATCGGGACGCGCCAACGAGGCGTTGGACTGTCGCGTCTACGCATATGCCGCGCTCTGCGCATTGATCCACTTCGGTCTCAAGCTGAATCGAACCGTCGAGGATCTGGCGGAGGTTCTACACGGGGCGCCACCCTTGCCGGACGGCGAAATGTCGGTCGCGCCGACGCCCGCGGCCGGCTCGGGCCATAGCGGTCCGACGGTGCGGGTCAAGTCGGCAGCCTCCGGGCGCTCGCGGGTGAGCAAACTTGCATAACGAGGTACGCCATGAGGGTTTATGAGGGAATGAGCAGGGAGGATACCTACGCCGCGCTCGCGACGAATATCTATTGCGGCGACGTACTGAACGCCACTGCGCTCTTTGGATACCGCTGCACGGACGCAGCCAATCCAACCACGACCCGCAGCATCTCCGGCGCGTACATCGTTCTTCCTGATCTGCGAGGTGAATTCCTGCGGGGCTGGGACGACAGCCGGGGTGTTGACGCAGGCCGGGCGTTCGGATCGGCTCAATTGGCTGCTGTGGATTCCGTTGGCGTGCAGCTTCGTCAAGCCTCAACGACGTGGGCGGCCACAGGAGTTGGGATTGGTGCTGCCGTAGCCTATTTGTCTAATTCGCCGATCAGCTCGTACGGGTCGAACATGGCGGTGTTCGGTGGCACCGAAACTCGTGCGCGCAACGTGGCGCTGCTGGCATGCATCAAATACTAGGAATTGACATGGAGAAAATCGTTTCGCAATTGGATGCTGAAGGATATTTCGTCGCCGCCGTCGCTGCCGATGAATCGCCACTAGAGCCGGGCGTTTTTCTTATCCCGGGTGGTGCCGTCGATGTGCCTGCACCGACGAAGATCCGGGCAGGAAAGCGGTACAGACTGAGCGGCCAGGTGTGGGTAGAGGTCGACATGCCTGCATTGAATCCGGAGCCTAGCCAGGAACCGCCCACAGAAGCGCAGCGGATCGCCGCTGCTGCTGGGCAACGTGATGGGTTGCTCTCATACGCTGCGCTGCGGATAGGGCCGCTTCAGGACGCTGTAGACTCGAATCAGGCCACGAAAGACGAGACGATCGAATTGGCCCTATGGCGGCAGTACCGCATAGATGTATCGAGGGTGGACGTGAAGGCCATCAGCCCCACCTGGCCAGCGCCTCCCGCTTGACCCACAAGAAAGGAGAGAGACATGGGATACCTTGCACAAGCAACGCTCAATGCGATTTTGGCTGACCCGACCAAATGCGAGACGTACTACAACAGCGTGCGGTCTACGTTCTTGAATGACCTGGGATCGGCCTATTCGGGCGTACCGGAAAGCGTCCTGCGGTTTATGTGGTGCGGGATGGTTGCCCACCATCTGAAGCCGTATGGCAATTCGAACGCCAGCACGATGGAGGATTTGCTAGCTGCTTCGGCTTTGGATTGCGACAACTATGCAACGCTGGCAATTCGCCTATATCAGATGATGACGGCGAGTAACAACGCAGGCTTTGCAATCATGGGTTGGAACGGCGGAGCTATCGGCAACCATGCGCAGATCCTGGCGTGGAGTCCTGACGCTTCCTGGGCGGTTCTCATCGATCCGACGGTCTGTGTGTTCGCCAAGACTGGATACAACAGTCTGGTGATGGGGATGCCCGCTACCGGCATCAAGAACTTCTATTGGCAATGGACTGATCTGCTGCCCTATCTGGCTACCGTGCAAACGGCGCTTTCCTCGGGTAGCTATCGGCCCTATGACTGCATGTACTTCTTCCGCAGTTTGGAGGCCATGTGGGTGCCGGGTGGCCGCCCCTATTGGGCTACGCCGCAGGCATAGACTGACAACAACCGAACCAATAGCCCGCATCCGCGGGTTTTTTTTCGTCCATACCACGGGAGGCAGCAATGCAAACCCATCAAAGGGGTATTCGAATGGAACCGAGTTCCACCGGTTTGGGTGGCTTGGCGGCCTTGAAGGTCGCAATGGCTTACGGCATTCCCGCCGCCGTGGCCGCAATGCTCGGGCTGCTGATAATGCTGCCCCGCACGGCCCGTGAATTCACCGTGAGGACCATCTGCACGGTCGCCTGCTCGTTCATGTTCGGGCCGGCGTTCGCGGGGGCGGTCATCGGCTGGAAGCCTGGTCTGATGGAGGCCATGACGTGGCTGGCGCAGCATGGCGCGGGCAGCGACGACGCGCTGTTGGCGAAGTTCTACGTGCTGGGGCCGAGCATGCTGCTTACAGGTCTGCCGGCGTGGTGGGTGCTGGGCGCCTACATGCGCTGGATGGCGAGCATGCGGAAAAAGGGCTACTGGAATGGCTGGTTGAAGTTCGCGCCAAGCTGCTGGGTCTGCGGTCGGGCGGGGGGGCTGACCATGAATCTTCAGACGATCAACGATACCGCGATCACTCCGGCGCTGGCGCTGCTGCCGGTGCACATGGACACGCCGGTAGCGCGTGTGATGCTGCTGGCCATCGGCCTGCAGGAAAGCCGCTTTGTCCATCGGCGCCAGATCGGCGGCCCGGCCCGCGGGTTCTGGCAGTTCGAGAAGGGAACGCGCGCCAGCCGCGGCGGCGTATGGGGTGTGTTCCTGCACGCGGCGAGCAAGGACCATCTGACGGCGCTGTGCAAGGCCCGCAGTGTGGCGTGCGACCCGGACGCGATCTATGCCGCGCTCGAATACGACGACGTGCTGGCCGCCGGCGTCGCGCGGCTGCTGCTGTGGACCGATCCCAAGGCGCTGCCGCCGGTAGGTGATGCTGACGCCGGCTGGGCGCTGTATCTGCGCACCTGGCGGCCGGGCAAGCCGCATCCACAAACCTGGCCGGATCTGTACCGCCAGGCCCTGGCCAGGGTGGGCGTTGAGTATTGCGACCATGCGCGACCGGTCTATTTCTACTCGGCCGCACAGGTTGACCAGACGCCCGCGCCGATCCGGCGCCAGGTGCTGCAAGGGAACGATATTTGGCGAGCGCTTTGCGACACGCGTTGAGAGATAGCAACGCAATGCGACACCGCTTGATAGTTATGGCGGCGCGCCGTGCGTAGCATGAAGGTTCCACAACAACTATTAATGGAATCTTCAAATGTCTTTGACTGCTACCAACATGACTTGGCTGATCCCCGGTGTCTCAGGCACGGGGGCCGAAACGCGCGTGGTGTTCGACATCCGTTCCAACGGGGTGAACGCTGGCTATAACGTCGCGGTGGCCTACGCTTCCGAGGCAGAAATGCTGAGCAAGACGCTCGACGAACTGATCGCCGCCAGCCGCGCGAAGCTGATCGCCGAACACCCCAACTTGATCTAAGCGCACAGCGGATCAGGTAAGTAGCCCCCGAGAAATCGGGGGCTTTTTTGTTGCCAGAGAGCCGGGGCCAGATAGAACCGTCCACCGGGTCGCACGGGTACCGTCTGGCAGACGTTATGCTCCGACCAAGTGAACGGCCTGCAGGGCTTCATTCGCGGGCTGCGCGGCGCCAAGCCCTAGCGCGGTCCCATCCCCTTGCGCAGCTTGCGCGGTTCCTCCAGCAGCTCGGCCGTATCCCGGTCGCGCTTGATCACACAGGGGTCAACGGCCACGCCGGCCAGCAAGTCGTCGTAGATCTCGCCCATTAGGCTGGCGGGCCGCTTCAGGTCGCCGGACACCTGGTGCAGGCGCAGCAGCGTCGCGCGTAGGCGCTTGATCTCCCACAGCAGGGCGATCACATCGGGGTTCCAGGGCTGGCGCTCGCGGATGGCGCGCAGCTGCTCGATGGTCAGGGGGGCTTTGAACGGCACGGCGGAAAACACTGGCTATGCATCCAGTATATTCCGCAATAATGGGGGGCATTTCATAGGGGTTGCCACCAGCCGATCGGCCGGGAAGGGCACCAGGAAATCCCGTGTCGCATCGGCCGACGCGGCCAATCGCCCTAGGCGGCCCTCAGGCAGGATGACGACCATCCGCTTTTCCTTGTCGGCCTGGTGGTAGTCCCGGAACAGTGGATCCTCGTCCGCGTTGATGGTGAGCATGGTGTAGCTTTCCTGCAGCTGGCTCGGGCACCGCTTCGTCGCCGACGTCATGCTCGACCGGCCGCCGGATGAACACCCGGGTAGCGTGGCCACATGTCGTACTTGCCGCCGGCCGGCTTGCTGGGCGCGCCGAACTTCTTGAGCAGCAGCTCGGCGTCTTTCAGGGCCTGGTAGTGGCTGCACAAGGTGCAGTCTCCCAACTTTGATGGTTGAGACGCGTCAAGGTTGCCATGCTTCCAACTCAGCAACGCATGCTTTCAAGATCAAGACATGGCCAATCCCAACGACCCTGATTTTAGCGATTACCCCATTCCTGCCAAGCGTTGGCGCGAATCCAGGTTTCGCGCCAAGCCAGAAGGGGCAAAGCCGCCCTTCAAAATGGCAATCTGTCGCAAACGTATCATCTTCGACCAAGCAGTTGGAAATTACGCGACCTGGGAAGACGCGATCCAGGCAGTCGTTGACCATGTGCATTTGCGGCCTATGCGCGAAGGCGACGCGGTATGCTTGATCGGCGCAGATAACGAGCAGTGGCCCTTGGATTTCATCCAGGGAATGGTGTTGGGGGACTATGACGCCTGATTGCCCCAAGTCGGCCCCAAAATTCTTGGGAGGTGGCTCCAATGCTGATTTTCCGAGTCCCCTCCTTCGCACCAACCCTATTCGGGTAGTGGCCTGGCGTTACGCCGGCGCTATCCCACGACCCCGAGACATTCTTGTGTCTCGGGGTTTTTCATTTGGCGCTTCCTTCAATACCCTTATTGACCAAGTGGTTGATTGAAAAGCGGCAGAGGGGATAGGCGGGAAGACCAGACGGACCACCGGAGCGGGGCGAAAGTGGGATGCACAGCCCCGTATTTTCGCGCCTGTACCGCATTTGCCCCGCTTGTTATAAAGAGGCCTGAAGCTTTTCTCGTCGAGCGAGGGTAAATTGTTGTCGATTCAATCACTTGGCCGCGGCGCACTGATGTTGTTGCTTGCCGGGCTCGCAGCAGGCTGTTCTTCCTCCTCCCCCCTGAATGTCTGGTCGGCGCCGGCGTCGTCATCCGGTCCCGATTCATCACGCGTCAGCCTCGAATGCCGGGTGAGCCGCAGCAGTTGCCTGTATGACGGCAAGTACGAAGTAGGCGAGCGCGATTACGCCGAGGACGAAGCCAAGCGCCTGAACCGCGCCGAACTGGAGCGGCTGCGCCGCGCTTTTGGCGGTTGAGCCGGGGCGTAAAAAACCCGCTGGGCAGCGGGTTTTTTTTACAGGTATCGGGCTCGCGGCAAAGGGACTTCCCTGGCGGGCCTTCCGCCTTGTGCGGGCCTACTTCAACAGCTTGACGAAAGCGGGATCGCGCACCGCCTTCTTGATGAGCTCCTGGACCGCGCCAAGCCCGGCCAACGCCGTCTGGGTGCAGGCCGTCTCGCCAACGAAGCTGCTGGTGAACTTGTAGGTGTCTTCCACCGACAGCGAGTTGCCATTGCTGGACTTCAACGTCAGGGCGCTGACCCACTTGCCGCTGTTCGAGCTGAAGTTGAGCTTGTCGAGCGTGCCGGTCAGTTCCACCGGCGCCGTTTCGGCGTACAGGTTCGCCATCACGAGTTCGCTGATCAGCGCCTTGCGGACATATTCCGAATAGGCCTCGGCATTGGGCGTCTTGACGGGACCGAAGGCGCGGCACGTGAGCACGCCGGACTTGCTCTGGTCTCCCGGGCCGCTGTTGAAGGGGCCGACATTCACTTTGACTTCACCCATCGCGCGCAATGCAGACACGGTTTCGGCATCGGCGGAATAGCGGGGTACGGCAAACGTCGAGCAGCCCGTCACCGTCAGCGCAAGCACCGCAGCGCCAAACAACTTATACATACACCTCTCCTATTTATTGGTTTCGTTTTGTATCACATAACCAGGTGAGAGGCTGAGGAAAGCGATATCCCATCGCGGGTGCGATGGGTAGGAAGGGAAGACGGGTTATCGGTTCGAAGGCGCGGCCCGCAGGCGCACCAGGAATGCCGACCGAGGATCGTTGTAGGCGGCCGGATTGTCGGCACCGATGTCGATGCGGGGCTGGCCGGCATGTGTGTATGACCTGGCCGAGAAATACCGCGCCACTTCGCGGCCGGCCAGCACATCGGCTTGCCCGATCGAGGGGCTGAAGTCCACTTGATCATGGTAGAGATCGGCGACCACGCCGACCAGCGCCCAATGGCATGGGCCCTGCCCGAAATAGTCTTCGTCCAGAAAGCGGTCCAGCACGATGTCGGTGCGGTAATCGCCCTCGGCCGTTCGAGTGAAATTCAGCGGCACGCGTTGTTCCGGCACCACCGTGGCGCCGGTGACGGCGGTCAGCGGCACGCAGGCCGGATTCTCGACGCGGTAGTCGGCGTGGCCGTCGACGCGCTCGAAGGGGCCTGGCGCGCCCTCGATGCGCACGCTCAGGTCCACGCGCTGGCGCGCCTGCGGATTGGGCTGAGCGGCCACATTCGCGGCCAGCGCGCAGGCCGGCGCGAGCAGGGCCGCGATCAGCGGCAGGGCGATCGGGGCGAGGCGGCGCGTCAT